AACATATTAATTTCTCCTTTTATTAAAAGTTTCTATCCGTATAGGGAACTACTTTATAGGTAATTCCCTACCGGATAAAAGAACTTATTCAATTCCGTTATCTATTTAGCCAGCATTTGTTTGCTAGCTGCATACCCAAGTATTACCTTGGGATTTTTTACAAGTCATCAAAGTTTTCACCTTGAAGAATTGCATTACCTTTCGCACGCAGATGCTCATAACAAGCAAGATGTTCTTCTGCGTTCTGTGATGTTACTGCCCAGACATCAAGGAATGAAAGCATCTGGGTAACAACATCCTTGCGAGTGCGAACTTGATTAAACTTACCTCCCAGCAATACACCATGCTTCTCAAGAGTTTCACTATCACGAGCCTTCTTATCAGGAAACTGAGAAATAGCTTCCTTAGTTGCCATAACTTCTTTGTAATCCTTAACAAAAGCCATCCAAGCTTCTTTAGCAATACCAGCACCACGCTCCGACTTCGGCAGGTTAGCAATAGCTACGAAGCTAAGCTTTTCCATATCAAAGAGAGATTGAGCCAGTTCAATAGCAGGATTGCTTTCGATTGCATCATTGATAATACCACGAGCACGATCAATAACAGCTTCATTAACCATTTCCAGAGCAAGTTCAGTGCTCTTATCACCAGCTTGCAGAGCAGTAATTAGTCCGGTAATAGTCAGATGTGGAAGTTGTGCTTTGAAAGTAGGACGCTTCCAGTCTTTTACTTCAGGAACTTCTTTACCCTCTTTGTCTTTTACTGTGTTACCAGTAACAACTTCAGTAGTGCGGAAATGAAAATTAACATCTTTCATCTCAACAAACTTCTTCTGGACTTGTGCAGTAATAACTTCGGCAAGAGGATTGGTAAGAACATTTGTTGCGGTTGCTTCAGCCATTTTAGTAAACTCCTAGTTGTTGATAAAAAATTCTCGACAGTTTGGAAATACTTTTGCCGAGAATGAACCATTATCTCATAGAACACGAAATACCACAAGGGGTAAAAGGTGAAAGTTATAGCATCTCCTTATTAAAGTGCAGTTTTAATCATTTCACCAAATTTAGCTACTGAAAGGAATTTCCAACTAAGTTTATCAGGAAGCTTTCTACTTATTCCAGTCCATGCTGCTCCCCATAATTTAGCTGCTTTATTACTTGCATGATGTATATTCTTTGCACCTATAACAGTATAGGTTTTAGTTTGAGAATGAAATATACAAAATTTAGTAGCTTCTAATTCAACATCTACTTGCTCAAGAGTTACTATTAAAGAATTAGGTTCAGAGCCAGCACGTATTCGTGTTACTCTTACCTCATAATCTCCTGCTGTAATAGGAATTTTAGGGTTACTCATAGTGAACTCGCATCTACATTACTAAGTTCTTTATTTGTATAAATCATTGTATAAAACTCTTTAGGATCATGATATGGAAGATCATTAATATCAATTAATTCCATAGCATCATCACTATTGTAAAGAATCTCAACTACTGCTTCATCTTTATGTGAGATAATACGAAAGCTCTTATCAGAAAATTGTTCAATACTTATTAATTCCTCGCCAAGCAATGAAGCAAGGGCATTCATCCAAATATGCATATCTTGAGTTGTTTTCAACGGTATCTCCTTAATTCAATAACTTGAATTTTCCGTTTCAATCTTAATATTTGGTATTCATTATAACTTATTTTTACATCAAACCACCAGAGTTTAATTCCAATTCTTAAACTCATTAGTGGTAAGTAAATATACTTCACATAAAATCGTTTCATTGAAAGTCGCTTCATTGTTTGTCCTCTTGATTAAATAAATCATCTCTTGCTTTATTAGTGTCTATTTTACCTTTGAAGTATTCCGCTTTTTGAGCGAGAGTATTACCGATGATATGTTGGGAAATAACACCTTGTATAAATGTCTCGGGCTCACAGATAACGTATAATTCTTTTTGTGCTCTAGTAATTGCAGTATATAATAGTTCTCTCTGGAGATTTCGATTATGAGAATTATGGAATATACAATAAACCTTTTTCCATTGTGAACCCTGACTTTTGTGAACAGTAAGTGCATATCCTCCGATAAGAGTATTAACTTCGGCTGCACTATCCACTCTATATTCTTGTCCATCGTCATCGAAGTCAGCGAGTTTCTTAACATAGATAACATGACTTGCTTGATTCTTTCGTTCTTCATCATCATCCACCGATATGTTAAGTAGATTATCAATAGAATCAAAATGAGGAGTTCCATCAAGATTCTGTGCTTTACCTGCTGTATTATGACCCCATCTATCTAAAGTAACTGAAGCTAGTTGAGGTATTCTTCCAGAATAAGTTCCATTAACAGAGATTTTTGTAATAATACTTTCTTCTCTATCATAGAATACCTTATCCCCTACTGCTAGATAGTACTTATTATATCCTGCTATTACTTCATAAACTTCAGCGTTTCTTTCTTTACCAAGATATTGTGCTATTAATTTATTGATTTCAATACTTCCCACAGCCTTATTATAAGGCACTAATATCATGTGTTCTTCAGGAATGTAATTTTTACTCTTAAGCTCTTTGATGAAGAAGTTAGATATATTCTGTAATGCACGTAACTGACCGACTTCTCCTTCCAAACGTGATTTCCATAAATGAAGAGTAACTTTGCTCCCATCTTCTTCCTTATTCCATTCTTTAATTCCTTCTTCAACAAGCTTTCTTGGCAATCTATGCAATTTAGCGAGATATGGTAAAATAGTTTTTGTAGGAGGTATAGTATTTCCCACTCTAACGTAATTCGCCAAATTAACAATGACGCCCGCATGTCTGTAAACATGAGTTAATTCCACTGTTGGTAATTCAAGAAGTTTATAGCCTAAGATAGCATCATCAAATACTGGAGGTAACTGAGCAAGATCACCAATGTAAATAAACTGAGCATCTCTAGGAGCAGCATCAACAGTAAATTGATGAAGCTTAACTCCAACCATTGATGCTTCGTCAATACCTAATGTCTTAAGTTGCTTAGGTAATGGTCTTACCTTAGTTCTGGTAGGACGAAAATAACGAATAGTTTTCATCTTATCAGTCTTTGGGTCAAGAACATCTTTAAAGTCAGGTTCAAATTCAAGTAAGCGATGGAGAGTATGGACATTAGGTTTAATATCATCAGGAGTATTATCCCGAAGATTACGTGTAGCAATACGAGTAAAACTACCTAAGTATATCCCAGGTAAGCCAGGAGTAAGATATTTATGAGTCATATCATCTGGGAATATAGGTAAGCGACCACTCATGATAGCAGCTCTGATAATAGCTTTCATAGTAGTAGTCTTACCAGTTCCTGCTGGGCCTATTAAGTTACCAGACTTACCTTCTAAGCCAAATAACTTAACTGCTAAGCATTGTTGCTCATTAAGATCACCTACGCCTTCAATGTAGTAAGGATTAAAACTCTTACCACCAGAAGTTATTACTTCCTTAAATGCAGATACTAGAGACTTTTCTTCTTTCTTTGGTGTAGAGATAGAGATAGAAGAAGGTAAGCCAGATGTATTAATAGTGCTTTTTGGTGGCCCTTCTTCTAATAGTTGTTTACTTCTAGCTTTAGCTTCAGCTATTAACTGTTGAAGTTTAGGATTCATTGTTATTCCTAAAGGATGTCATATTGTGCTTCTGCTTTTTTGTTAGTAGGTTTAATTGGTTCAGCTTTCTCTGCTGCTTCAAGTAACTTATTCTTAGTATCATTACGCCAGAAAGCTACTGCTCTAATGAAATCAATCTTTTTAATAAAGTCTTGGAATTGTGGCTTTGCATTTAAGCCAATTGCTAAGCCCTTCTTTTCTAGTTTATCATCTGATGAGTTAAGAATATCCTCACCAATAGCTACGTTTACTATCTTATATGTGCTTGTTCCTTGTTCTAAGATAGCAATGTGACGCCTAATAATATTAAGCACAGATTGTCTAGCCATGAAGTAATACTCTAAATCATCCTCATGGAATTTCTTATGTTCACCTCTAGGGCCAATAAGATTATCTTCTAAATAATCTCTTAATTCTCTTAAGTCCCCAATTGTGACATTCATTACTATTTCACCAACTCTAACACCATTATATGTTATATTAGTTGATGAGTTTGAGAGAATAGCATACCAAAATGGGTAAATATCTTTAGGTGCTCTTGTTATCATTAAAGCCCATCTTGCTGCTAAGTTATTCTTTCCTGCTGTAATATTCAATTTATAAGCATCTCTACGTTTGGAAAGAATAGCTAATGCTCGCTCCATATTCTTAAGCTTATTTTCATCTGCGAATGTTCGATAACGTGAACCTATTTTATTCTTTACTTCAGAGAGTAATTCAATATACTCACTAAAGTTCTCCATATTTTCTGTTTGTTTACTTATTCGATACTTGGGAAGCGTCTTTTGCATATTAGGATTAGCAATAGTAGCAGCCCAAGTAAACAATTCAGTTGCAGTCCAGAAGTGAGCATCTAGTATTTGAGGACTTGGGCGAGCAGCATAACCTAACTCATTTTCAAGTAATTCAGCATACTTCATTAATGCTAACATTGTTAAGTGTTTAGTTTGATAAAGCTTGAAAATAGGATTACGCCAATTCTTTTCATGTATTGCTTCAACTGCCATGTTTGTTAAGTCTTTGATTGTGGTAGTTGCTTTGATAGCAGCATCTTGTTGCGTTGAAGTTTCTTCAGATATGTTGTTTAATTGTTGCTCTTCTTGATTACGTATATCATCAAGTAAGAGAATGAGTTGTTCATAAGGAATAGAGAATATGGGATGATCTACGGCAACTTGAATAGTTAAGCTGTCATAGGTGCGGAAGGGTATTCCGCTAATTGGACAGATTGCTTTCAAGGACTACTCCTTGTTTAGAATATTGGGTAGTAAACTGTTTCGTATTTTATTTCAGCTTGCATCTTTTGATCTTTAACTACTTGAGTATAAACTTTATTTGCATAATCTCGTTTCTCTGCACTAGAGAATAAGAGAGTTCCCATTACTTTACCACGACTAAGTATCATTAGTCCGTAAACATGAGCTTGTGGGATATTAGGAACTCCATATTCATCACAACCTAGAATAGTAGGCTTAGATGAATCTAGTTTCTTTCCCGGAAAGGGAAGTATCTTAGCATCTTCATCTTTACTCATGATCTATCACCTAATTTTAAATTAGGTTTATTTGCTAGTTCAGAAAGTTTAGGATATTTCCTTGTGAGCGACTTGTTTCGTTAAGAAGATCACATACTTTCTGTGCATCTGTTTTGTGATTCGGGCCTAAGAATATACACATTATGTATTCTTTAGGTGTTTCACAATGAGAGAATAGATAAGTTTTGTTTGCTTGCACTCCAAGTGCAATTTTGTATTTAAGATTCATTATTAAAATCCTTTCATAGAATAATTGAAAATGCTCTTTTACATAAAAGCTTTGCATATTTTATTTTAAGATCAATTATAATTTCATCAGTTGATCTTATTGCAGGTTTGTAAGAATCATTATGAGGATTCTGTTGAATATCTATTGTGTGTTGTGCCTGTATTTGTGCATCAGTTGGCATAGGTGCTGATAAGACTGCTTGAGTATATATCTCAATATTATTCATGATTTAATTTCTCCAAATCACGTTGTTGTTTAAGAATCTTATCTCGTTGAGTCTTGCCTTTACGTTTATCTTGATTAAACTTACGCTTATCAGAGAATCCAAAATACTGATTCAATGATACGTATTGATTCTTACCGTTAGGTTGTTTAATGATAAAGGTATTTGGAACGAAAGCTATTGCTTGTTGCATGTTAATCCACTTTTACAGGTAACATACAATCTTTAGCACAGTCTTTACATACAAGATATGTGCCATAATTAGTATTAATTCTTGTAAGATATGATTCAAAGTAATTAATCTCGTAAGGATGAGCAGGATTACCATTAGGAGTTTGCTTAGTAGTGTCAAAATGTGCAATATGTTCACATTGACAACGATGCTGTCTCATGTTAGTGCATCTTATGTTCAGTTGATTGAACTGATTTTAAAGCTTTTGTTTGCACTTCACATTCAGCAATGAAGTAGCCTTCGGGAGATTGTTCTATTGTATCTCCTGTTTCTTGTGCATCTTCAAGCTTATTAAAAGCGATTGTTTCACCATTACTGGTAAGAAGAACAAATACTTTCATAGTTAATTACTCCTTGTGATTACGAAGTGTTTTCTTATATTGTTTCTTTTTACCTTTACGTTTGTTGCCCCATCTGAAGTTATCTTTACAGAAGGGGCAACAAAGATGAAGATAATGAGAGGATACGCTTATTTTCTCTCTATCTACTGAAGATTGCATGAGTTACTCCTGTATGTTGCTTATTTCATCGAATGGAACATGATAGAAACTAGGCCCATCTTCATCATTATCAGGAGCTGATTCAATATGATAGCCAGTATTAGTTTTCTCTAATATTTTGACTTCTTCATTAACTAATGAATAGCCTTTTTTGCTGTTCCAAGTAGCATACATAGTAGTTATCCTTAGCAATTAAGAAAAAGAACAACCGAAGAATGATAGTATCTCTCACCAAAGAAGTGATATCATTATTCCCATTAACATTCCTGTAGCAAAGAATATGATTTCATATTTATTCCAATTCATATTATTACCTTTCCATAGGTTATTACCGAGATAAACTCTCACCCGGATACTGGAGTATAAAGCAATTTTCGTGCCAGCGCAAGGGGTCATTTCGATTAGTTACAGCATCATATAAATAACGTGAGAGCTGTAAATAGCTTGTGAGGGGTGTTCCCATATTACAAGGTTTACAAATATTACACGTATTACTTATATATCATATGGGGTGCCTCGGTATTTGGGTCGGTTTTCCTGTCTATCTACTGTGATTCTATTATCTCTAGGTATCTGTAATCTCTTGACCTTCGGGATTGTTGGTATACCCCCACACTAAAATTAGAAAGTGAATGACAGGGGTATAAGTAATGGAATGCACAGAAGTAGTGAAAGCATGGTGGATAAAGTTGGAACATGGGGTAAATAGGAGGGGTGCCTATAACGAAATATGAGTAATACGTGTAATACTTGTAATGAGTGTAATATGGGAACACCCCTGAGGATGAAATAAGAACTTTTCTAATACTCATGTAATGAAATAAACTTACAGAATTGTTGAGATTTCTTTTGATAGGTAATAGTGTAAATCAATTTATTTCATAATATGAAATCTCGTTAATAATGGTGCAATGCAATATGACAATTATTGTCACTGACGAAAATTCGTCGTTCTTGCTAGTAATAGAATCAAGCACTTACGAGCGATTTGACGAAGTTTCGACAGTGTTTGACGAAGTTTCGTCGTTATTGCGGTGCAACATGAATAAATAACTCAATAGAATCAATGCTTCCATCTTGTAATTAGCTGGCATGATAACTGCTCTATCTATCTGTGAGTAAGCTATGCGCCCGGTAAGCTGCCACTAGGTAGTCCGGTCACCCGCAGGATGCCTCTAGCAAGTGAGATGCCTTGATCTTGGCATTGCCACTGTGAAACTTGCTAAACCCCTCCCTTAACTCATTGGAGTATTACTTACCATGTCACACACTGACGTAGTAAACGCACTTACAAGCGGTAACACAGTCGGAACTGAATCCACGATGTTTGCGGCTTTCAAGTCTGATAAGCAAATCTCGTTTGTGCGGGCGTATGATCCTAAGTCTGTAATGGTTGCGGGTTATCGTCACGCTGTTATCCGCTATCGTGAGACTGGCAAAACAACGGTAAGCAAACCTGCAAAGATGGTAACTATCCCGCAGGTATCCTTAAGTGACGATTACTTGATGCCAGCTAAAGCACAGCAAGTTTTAGTCGGCATCTTGGAAGACCAACAAGACGTAATGCTGCGGGCATTTATTGACGCTGGCATAACTGTTATCGACTGGAACACTGTTAGCGTTGATAACTGTCTTGACTCGTTAACTGCTGTGCGTATTTCGCAACGGCTGACGAAGGAACAAATAGAAAACTGGGTTAACGTCGCTATTCAGGGAACCTTGCGGAATCGTGGCATTGAGAATGCCATGAGTAAGAATTATGAACTCAATAGTGATTCTTACTTGAAGCAAGTAGCAGGGACGATTATCGCTTACCGTGAGAGGTTCGCGCGGCTAGCTGCTCCTGTTCCTAACTTAGATATGGAAGCGGCGCAAGCTCTTGTCAACATGTTAGCTGTTGCTAAGGTTGACGATGATATAAGCCGCAGTCTTAGCAAACGGCTTGATGCAATCCTGCATCCTGCACTTGCCGAGAATGGCGACTTGTAAGAGATAAGGCATTGATTAATAAGGCTACTAGTAAAAGATAGCCTATTAGTCATTGGCACTAATAACAAAGCACCCCGTTAGACCTTTTTTATTTGCCCGCGCGCCTATGTCCTAAGCACCTTAAAAATTTTTCTAAACTTTTCAACTTTCAACACTATTAGAATTAGTTATAAAAGAAGTGAATGAAATGAAAGAAATGTAAGTAATAAGAAATTATTTACGAAGTAAATTTGGTAGGGGAACTCCCACTTGATTGAATTAAAGGAAAAGAGTATTATCTTCGTATTATCCTAAAATTGTGAACCCCAGAAATGGTTACAGAAAGTAAGAGTATTTCAATTCCAATTAAGAAATATACTGGAGTTGCCGCGCGAATCTTGAAACTATTAAGTTCTGGAGTTTGTTCTCAAGAACAAGCTGCGCGCGCAATTGGAGTTGATCCTTCTTACGTTTCACAATTATGCGCGGAAAGTGATTTTCAATTACAAATTGCGGAAGAACTTAAGAAAGGAATTGAGCAAGCAGTTGCAATTGATGAAACGTATGGAGATATTGAAAAGAATTTAAGTTCAAAATTGAAAGAACTTGTTCCATGGATGACATCACCAGAAACAGTATTACGAACATTGAAATTTGTGAATGAAGCAAAAAGAAAAACACAAGTTGGAAGTCCTGAAGCAAGTGGAATGAATGGAAGTGCAAATGGTAGTGAAGGGCGTGGAATTGTAAAACTTCAACTTCCAAATGTTATTATTCAAAACTTTGTTGTAAATCCAAATAATGAAATTGTTGCAATTGGAGATAAAGAATTAGTTACTCTTAATTCTGCATCACTTAATCAACTTGTAAAATCCAAAACTGATACTAAACAAGGACTTCCAAAAGTAATAGATGTAAAGGAGATTAAATCAAGTGGATCAAATAGTAAAGACAAATGGAGTGAACTCTGAACGTCTTGCTAAGATGGAAGAAATCCAAAAGAGGCTACAAGCCAAAGAAGCGAGGAAAGCTAGAGAGCTTTTAGCTTTGGCTGGTGGTCTTACTCACTTTGATGCTTTACTAATTGTTCGTAAAGAAATTGAAAAGAAAATAAATGGATCAATTAAGCGCTAAACTTCCACCAGAACTTGTAGAAGTTAATCCGGCGGAATCAATTGCGCTTGCGGAAAACAATCTTAATTTTCTTGGCGCATTGTGCTTGGCGGAAAAGATGTTATTTCTTTTTCCTCCAATGTTTGTTGCAATTTGGGAATTTCTTAAAAGTAAAGTAAACCTCCCCCGAGCATTTCCACAACTTGCAATTGGAATACCAAGAGGATTTGCGAAAACAACTATTATTAAAATATGGGTTGTTTTTCTTATTCTCTTTACAAATAAACGTTGTATAATGATTATTTCATACATAGAAGATCATGCACAAAATATTATTAAAGATGTATGCACAATGCTTTCAAGTCCAAATATTACAACATTATTTGGTGAATGGAATGTTAATATTGAAAGAGATAGAGTTGATTGTAAGATATTTTCATTTCGTGGAAGAAAGATAATTTTAGGTGCTTTGGGTTCTGGTGGTTCTATTCGTGGATTAAACTTAGAGAATGAACGTCCAGATGTAATGATATTTGAAGATTATCAAAAGAAAAAAGATTCTGAAAATGAAGAGTTAAGTAATAAGATGTATGAAGATATGTTAGGAACATGGATGAAAGCATGTTCTCCATTTGGTTGTATGTATATCTTTGTTGCAAATATGTATCCTACTACTGGAAGTATTCTTAAAAAACTTAAGAATAATTCAGATTGGTTAAGTTTTATTGTTGGAGCAATTCTTGCTGATGGTTCTTCATTGTGGGAAGAACTTCAACCAATTGCACAACTTCTTGATGAGTATGAAAGAGATTTACGAGCAGGACATCCAGAAGTATTTCTTGCTGAAAAGCTTAATGATGAAAATGCAGGACTTAAAGTTGGAATTGATATTACTAGATTACCACGATTTCCATTTGATGAAGATGAAATGCCGTTCGGCCGAGCAATTGTGATAGATCCAGCTTTAGATAATCCCAATTCTGATTACAATGGAATTGGATTAGTAGGTTTGTTTGATGGTATTCCAACACTTGAGAAAGTAAAGCTTGCGAAATATTCTCCTTTAGAACTTATAAAGCAAGCTTTGATACTTGGAGTGCAGACTCAAACAAGACTTATTTGTGTTGAAAATGCTTCTTATCAAGCATCACTTCTCTTTTGGTTTACTAAGATATGTACAGATAACAATATTGAAGGATTTCATTTTATGCCACTTAATATTGGTATAAAAAGTAAAAATGCTAAGATAATGGAATCACTCAAATCTTGGATTGCGAAAGAAGTTCATGTAAAGGATGAAGTTCGTCCTGTCATTATTAATGAAATTATAAAGTTCCAACCACTTAAAAGAAATAATCAAGATACGTGTTTGGATCTTTTAACTTTTTGTAAGAAAGTAGTTGAACAATATTCTGAACTTATGGCAATGCCATATGAACCAGAAATGGTAACTGCTAATAGTGCTCGCCCTTTAACTGAATCCGAAAATTGCTCATTCTAAACTTAAAGAGGATATTATGGCGCAAGATGTGGATATTCTTCGTATAGATAGTTCAGCACAAGAACATCTTGCTGATTATATCAAAAATTGTGCTTTAGTTCGTGATGAAGGTTGGCAATTACGAGGACGACTTGAAGATATTGATCGTGCGTATATGCGTGAGAAAGACTTTACAGAAGAACAACGTAAAGCACAGAAAGCTAATAAAGCTGGAGATCCAACTAAACTCCAGAATATGCAAGTTCCAATGATTATGGAGAGTGTGGAGAACTCTGTATCATTCCTTACCAATGTATTTCTTCTTGATTACCCAATGTATAAGTTTGTAACTGATCCAGAATATGAAGATATTGCACTTATGTGGAATACATTGGTAGGAGAGGATCAAATACATTATGGTTGGGCTGCGCAATTCAATATTGCATTTCGTAATGGTGCTAAGTATAACTTTGCTCCTATTGAATGTGATTGGGATACGCAGATTTTACATAAACCAATGAATGGTTCTGGTAAAAGAGGTGTTACTATTGAGCAGTTACTATGGGAAGGTAACTGTATTTACGCTCCAGATCCATATAATACTATTTATGATCCACGAGTTCCTATTCATAGATGTCATATAGAAGGTGAATTTGGTGGTTATATTCGTCATATGACACGAATTCAACTTAAAATGTATCTTGCATCTCTTGGTGAAAGTAGACTTAAGAATGATGTAAAAGCTTTTGAAGCTCCAAGTTGGGATGTTTCATATTATACTCCTTATATTAATCCTTCAGCTATACTTCGAGATAAAAATTGGTATGATGGAGCCTTTAACTGGGTTAATTGGGTTACTGATAATGCTCGTGACCATATTGAATACCAGAATATGTATACAGTGGTTAAATTGTATGCACGTATTATGCCTTCAGAATTTGGTATTCGTGCTCCAAGAGATCAAACTCCTGATGTTTGGAAACTTATTTGTGTAAATGGTGTAATGGTTTATGCAGCACCAATACCAAATGCTCATAATTACCTTCCATTAGTTATTGTACAACCACTTGTGGATAATCTTGATCATCAAACAAAGTCACAAGCTGAAAATCAAATGCCATTTCAAGATATGGTATCAGCTTTATGGAATGCAACACTTCAAAGTGCTCGTAGAGTTGTAACTGATAGAATGTTATACAATCCACTTCTTGTTGATCCTGATCATATTAACTCCCCAAACCCCTCTGCAAAGATTCCACTTCGTCCTACTGCTTATGGAAGGAAATTAGAGGAAGCTATTTATCAAATTCCTTTTCATAATGAAAATGTGCAATTTTGGATGCAAGGAGCTAATGGAGTTGCTGAATGGGGAATGCGTGCTAATGGTCAAAATAAGGTAAGTGTTGGTCAATTCCAAAAAGGTAATAAACTTCAAAGTGAATTTGATACAACTATGGCAAATGCTAATTCCAGAGAACGAACTCAAGCTATTATGTGGGAAGCTACTGGGATGCAGCCAATTAAAGAAATGATTAAGAACAATATTCTTCAGTTTGCACCTAATGGTAAGAAATACAATAGAACTGAAGGAAAGATGATAACTGTTGATCCTTCTAAAATGAGAGAAATCGCTGCTGAATTTGAAGTTGGTGATGGACTTCTTCCAATTCAGCGACTTGTAAGCACTGAACAGATGCAAGCAGGAATGCAAACTATTGCATCTGTTCCTGGAATTGCTGCTGGGTATGATCTTCCACCTCTTTTCTCATATTTGATGAAAGTATCTGGAGTTGATAAACTTGGTAAATTTGAAAAATCAGTAGAACAGCGGCAATATGAACTTGCACTTGGTGCTTGGCAGAATGCAGCAACTAATTATGCTAAATCTGAGAAAACTCCAGAAGAGATTGCTAAAATATTAGGCCCAATGCCACAACCACCTCAACCTACTAAACCAGGAGTTAAAAATGCCCCAACTACGTCCTGATAGTATCTTTTCTGAATTTGCATTTTCTCAAGAAGAAAAAATAAATGCTCGAATACTTAATACTTTACAAATTGCATTTCTTCAAACAAGATATTGTGAAATATTCAAAGAAAAAGGTTCTACTTTACTTCCAGAAGAAGGCTCTCTTGATAGAAGCTTTCTTTTACGAATTGCTGAGTTAGATGGGAAATTAAGTATGATTCAAGAAATATTTGATGCTCATAAAGCAGCAATTTCAGAATTAAGTGTGTTTAAACAACAAGAATCTTCAATCAATCCAGTTAATGCAGCAACAATTGATACTATCGCTACTCGTGCAAGTCAACAAGTTCATAAACAACAGGAGTCCTAAACCATGTCAAGCGTACTAAAAAATCCATTTTCCTCTGTTCCTGCACAATCTCTTGGAGATCCTAATAATAAAGCAAATCAAGGACCACAA